CTGGTGAAAATATTGCTAGAAGCATATTGACAAAGCATAAGGTTTCTGCTACAGTAGGTCATAGTCATCTATTAGATTATGCAGTATCAACATTACCCAATGGTAAAAAGTTACATGCTTTATCTGCAGGATGCTATCTAAATCATACAGAACATTTTGCTAGGGATACTCAGCATATGTGGTGGAGTGGTTTAGTTATCAAAAGAGAAGTTAAAGATGGTAATTATAATATGGAGTTGATTGATATTAAAACTATTAGGAGGGAATATGGTAAAAGATAAACGCACATATATACACAAAAAAGATCATGGTCATGATATATCATATGAGAATGAAACTAAGTATGATAATGTAAATGCACCACAACACTATCTACATGGTAAAAAAGAAACAATAGATGTTATTAGTGATTGTATGACAGGTGATGAGTTTCATGGGTATCTCAAAGGTAATATATTAAAATACGTTGCGAGATATAAATTTAAGGGAGAACCATTAGAAGATCTACATAAGGCTCAATGGTATCTAAATAGATTAGTTAAGGAGGTAACGAATGGGGCAAGTTAAAAAAGCAGTAATGGAGGTAGAAGATTTTGTATCTAATTGTATAGTTAAGAATAGAACTCTAAACCAAACAATACGAGATGCAAGAGAGTCGGAAGAAGCAAAAAGTAATCCATATCTAGATGATGAGGATTTAATTGAAAATAAATACTATAAACTAAAAGGAGCAGAGTAATGAGTAGAGATATATTAGATGCCTTAAAAAAGAAATACGAGGCAGAAGTAGATATAGCAAAAGCTACAATACAAATATACCTAGATAAACCTGTAGGTATAGGTGAACATCCACAGTTTGCTGAAGAGATAGATAAACAACTATCAGCAATAACGTGTGCAACTGATAAAATAAAAGCAATAGATACACATTATCCTAATGAGGATGATATACCATTTTAATAGGAGGACAGATGGCTGAAGAAAAGAAAGAAACACAAAAACCTACCCCTAGAATGTATCATATAGATTCTGAAAAACTAATGGATATTATGAGATACTTAATGACAAGACCTTATGGTGAGGTTGTTAAACTGATGAACTCTCTATCTACACTTACACCTGTAAATACAGATGGAGGGAAAGATGTCGGAAAAAAATAATAATAAACAATATACAGGTCTATTATTTGAACTAAAGATAGGTTTAAATGAGAAGAATAGTATAGTTATTGATTATGGTGGTAAACCTGTAGGTAAAATACGAGAAGCATTAAAAGGTTTACCATATCATGGTAATCTATGTGCCGCTATAATAAATCATGCTAATGCTGTTGGGAGAAAATTAGAAGATGATATTAAACAGATTATACAAAAAATTTAGAAAGATGTTTTGGCATAATAGAATTATAGATTTTGTTGAGAGATGTACTTCAAGATTCAATAGTTATCTCTGGACAAAAAGATGGGGTGATAGATCATTGTATCAATCAGACCAAAAAAAAAGACACCTAGAGTAAAACTCTAAGTGTCTTGTTGTTGCCTGTGTGGGGGAGTCTTTATGGCTCCCCTTTTTTATTTTAGATTATTCATCTGAGATTTCATGGGTTTCTTACTAGGAAAAATTAATTTACCTGTATCATCTCTTGGATTCATGAAATCTAAAATTTTTGTAATATATACATCTTTTAAAAATTCTGTATAATTTTCTTTCTCAGCATATTTACCTAAAGAATCAAAATAATTTAGTGTATCATCACCTCTAGCTATAGATTCTCTTACACCTTCATAATTAGATCCAGTTTTCATAAGTTGTAAAAATCCTTTTATGCTATCCTCTGCATTATCAAATGCCCTAACCTTAGCTTTTTTATTAGGATCTTGAGATAATATAAAAGATTCATTACCTACAGCTTGTATGCCAAAAAAATTATTGGCTCTCTTAGCTGTATCAGCACCTTCAAAATTAAAGTTGCCAGTTTCAGCTGTAGCTATTGTTAGAATAAAATCATCAGGAACATTAGCCTCAAATGAATCTGGGCTATATTGAGATTTAACTTCCTTTATCTTTTTTAGGAAATCTCTATGTTTTCCATATTCATCCATAGTTCCATGTAATAATAATAAACTAACAATTCCAAGCACGAAGTGCTTTATTAATTCTTGAATTCGGATCATTAGCAGTTTTAGCAGATGTTAATTTTTTCTTCATCCCCTTCATACGAGCACAGAAACTAGCACGTCTTTTATTACCGACTTTCTTACTAGGTCTTTTTAAATTAGCACCTGTCGTTCTTTTAAAATACCTACGACCTGCTTCATTTAATCCACCAGAGGGGTTTTGATATTTCTTTGCTACCATTATTTTTTCTTAACTGTCATCGCTGCTCTTCTAAACTGGGCGGCAGTGGGTGCACCTTTAGCACCTTTCTTTCTCATCTTACCGCCACGCTTTCTTTTAGCATGGATGTTAGCGTATAGTCCTTTTCTCATTATGCTTTCTTTTTCTTTTTGTTTCTTAACATAGCAAAGTCTCTTTTAGTTAATTTACCATCTTTGTCCATGTCTAACTTTTTTCTATTGCCTGTTACTTTTTTACCATTTTTCATTTTTTTATTTTTCATCATTTTTCCGTAGTGTCCTGGCATTAGCTGTACCTCCTATATTTAGCTGTTTTTTTTGCAATCCCTTTGGGTTGCTTCACATGCTGTTTGCCCTTTTTTGTTCCTTGCCGTTTTGCTCTTGTCGTTGCCGCATACTCCGCAGCGGATAGACTCTTGATAGCTTTCTCTGGCAAATATCGTTCCCCAGTTTCCGAAGACTTCTTGCCAGATTTCGTTCTCCATTTCTGTTTTCCCCATGCTTTTAAACTCCTTTGACTTTTTGCAAGTGCCATTATGTTTTTCTCCCTCTTCTTATACTCTCTTTGCCTTTCTTAAATATAGATGCCACCTGTGTTTTACCCATAACCTTTGCTCTTTGCTCACCAACAGTTAATATTTGGATCTTTCTTGCAAATGGTTTAGATATCTTTTTAACTTTCGCAACAGTCTTACGAGCATCAGCAGGAGTTGCAAACTTAATTCCAACAGTATCCTTAGGATTCTCATCTGTATAAAGTCTCCTGCCAGACCCTTTAGGTTTTTTACCTGTGCCTACCTTAGGATCTCTTTTTTTTGCCATAAGATTTCATTTCTTTAATATGATTCTCAATAACTTTACTCTGCTTCTTATGTAAAGCAGATGCTTTCTTTAGTGCCTTAGCTACTTTTTTTATTTTTTTTACCATTTTTTTTCTTTGCTTTGCTTGGTAATAAACCTTTATTTACTGCACGAGCACGTTCACTAAATCCTAGTTTCTTACCTTTTTTTATTTTATCTTTAATTGTTGATACTTTTGCTACCATTGTATTTTTCTCGCCAATAGTTTTTTCTTTCAAGTAATCTAATTTTATATTCTAAGTTATCTATACCTAGAATCTTTCTAATAAATTTTAACATTACTTGTATCCACCACCAGCTGCCTTATATTTTTTGGCTAACATCTGGGCTTTTCTTGCTGACCATTGTCCAGGTTTTCCACCCTTTGAACTAGCCATGATCTGATTAAACATTCGCTTTCTCATACCAGGCTTTGTGTAGTTCCCTGCCTTATTTACTGTCGACTTTTTCTTCGCCATTTTTTATCTCCTTATAATCATAGTCATAACTGCCTTCTTCATTCTCGTCAGTTATCCATTTAGATGTGTCTTCCACAGACCATATTCTAGTATTAACTAATCTATGTATGAGAGGTTTGCTAGGATCAGCTGCCATAGATGGATCAAATATCCTTAACCTATTATTAGGTTGTATAGCATAATTACCATCATCTAATTCTATTACATGTCCACATTTATGTTGATCTGGTTTCTCTGCATAACCAAAATCTAATTCGTTATAATCACCTGCACACCAATCTATTGTAAATAGATATGTGCCTTCTCTTTGTTTTTTTCTTCTAGATGTATATGTCATCTTACATCCCTGTAACTGATAAAATCTAGTAACACTTACATTATAACTAAATGAATCCCATAACATTAATTCATTTAGTGGTAATTCTTTTACACCAGGTTTCTTACAGAATGCAGATATAGGTGCTCTCCACCAGATACCACCATCTGTCATCATATAATGAAACAAAGGCACTTGTTTTGGTATGGATGTAAAACCAAATACAACACACTCGAAGTATTTATCATGAGAATCTTTCTGATCTCTTAGATAATTACCTCTTACATAACATTCTATTGGTGGTATATTAGCATTTAAATACATATTTTAATCTTTTAATTTTTTTATATTATATTTTTTTCTATTATATATTTTTTTACTATTTAATCTATGTTGCCTAAATCTTGCATCTCTTAACATTTTTGCAAAATTATTTATATAAGATAAATTTCTTATGATTGTTTTCACTTAATCCATTATTAGTGATAGTATTTTTTTCTCACCCATATAAACTTCTACATTAGCCTTAGATTGTATACATTTATATACAACTCTATCTTTAGAACTTTTATCTTTCATGGCATATCTTTTTGCCTTGAGGCATTTAGATAAACTATCATGATAACGATGTTCTATAATTTTATGATCTTGTAAAAGCAAAAGTGCGAAAACCATTTCTATCATTAGTGTGCTCCATTTTCATTTCTAATTAATTTTTCTACATCTTGTTGTAGCTTCGAAACTTGTTCTTTTAAGAAATCAATATTTACTTTATTATTTCTCATATTCTTTAATTCTTCTTCCATACCCTCAATTAATCCTGCCATATGTTCTACAAGCATAAATAATTCAGCTTCACCAGATGACTGACCTAATTCACCCCGTGGGTATTTAATTCTAAATTCTGTGTTTTGACTTAAATCTTTTTCAAATAATTCTAATTTTGTACTATGTTTATTTAATGTTTCAACAACACCAAAATATGCCCATACACCAACAGCCACCGCACCTATAATAGATATTAGGTTTTTCATTGGCATACTTATTGAAGTATTCTCACTTACTTTCATTTTCTTTTTCTTCCCATATAATGATCTCCAGGTTCATAATCCCATTTTTTACCATGGTGTCCTCTGATATCTGCATACCACATTCTTAGTTTAACAACCCATTTAAAAAATTTAGTTGGTTTAGTCATTGATTATGT